TTCCGAAATAAGATTTCATTAAAACCTTAACTGCATCTGCCCATCCCTCAATTGAATCTCCTACTAAAAATCTTCTATCTTTAGTTGGTATTTTTATTTCTGGTAATTTATCTACGTGATGATTTTGAACAGAATATCCAACACCACACCCTGAAAGGAGTAAGAACATAACTTCACTAAATGCCCTCCAATCGTCTATAGGAAGGTAAGAGCAATTAAATATTCTTGAGTTATTTATTTCAATGGGCTTTCCGGCAAATTGGAGGCTTCTCATAGAAGGTAATACTTTCTTATCATACACAAGTTTATATGCTTCTTCAATTTCCTTTTCAAGTTTAGGAAATTTAGATTGATGCATTACTTTATTTCTAGTAACGAGCTCTTCCCAAGTTTCTCTTCTCTGTTTTTGAGGAATGTATTTTGCATATTTGTTATGAATTACTATGTCTGATAGTATTTTCTGTGAAATGTCCATATTTAACTTTTTTTTTTAAGGGTTAATAAATATATAAATCTTTTAAAAGCCTCGATTTTAAGCGAGTCAAAAAATGAAGGCGTTTTTGCCTTCAGTCTTGTGTATCTTTTCGTGATTATAAATACATAATGATAAACAAAACTTAATAAAATTTGCTGAAGTCCTTAATAAGTGTTTCTCCCACCTATTAAATTTTCAATTACTCTACCTGTACTTCCCGAATTGGGAATTTCAGGATTACCTGAAGATACTTGGGTATGTTTTCCTTTTATATGAATTACGCCCGTAGATGCGTCAAAATCGGCATTGTACGTATATCCATCTGCTCCATATCTGTTTTTCATAATGTGAAATCTTCCTGTATCGTTTATTTTGTCTTCTCTTGTTCTTGAAAGTGACATTGCAAAATCTGCAATCATTAATTTAGAATAACTTTCTGCTATTTGGTCTCCTTCAATAACTTCCTCTCTAGCTCCCGTTCTATTAACTTGAGATGGTGACCAAATAGGAACATTGTATTCTTTTCCAAATTCTCTTGCTTCAGTGTAAAGATCTTCAAGTTGATTTCTTTTGTCTTTATTGTTTTTTACTTTAAGTAAATCTATGTAATCAATTACTATTAAGTCTGGTTTGAAGCCATTATTAATTAATCTTTCAGTGTACGTTTCTACCTCGCTCAAAGTAGTTTTTTGTGCTCTAAATCGCTTTATTTCAAGTGATCCGGACAATTTACCTATGGCGTCTTTAATTATAGGTTTGGAACTTGAGTTTAATTCATTTACTGGAATATTAGTAAAATAAGCATCAAATCTCTTACCAACATAATCTTCATCTAACTCTAAAGTACAAAATAAAACATTATTTCCCATCTTTACAGCATGAGCTGCTATTGCAACCATTACCCAAGATTTACCACCTCCTGGATTACCTGCTACTACTCCTAAATCTCCAGGACCTAACCCCCCACCTAGTAAAACATTAACAGACTCCCAAGGAGTAGGTACTGTAATTCTTTCCTTTGAAGAATATCTTTCCTCTAAATGGTCTTTGTATATGTGTCCTCCTTCTTGTTGATTTCCTGCTTGTAAGGCATCATTGATTAAAACTCTTATGTCTTCGTAATTTCCTGCATCTAGTAAATCAACTGAAGTGTTAATAGCTGTTTTAAGATTTTGATTTTTACAAAAGTCTATGTATTCTTTTCCAATGTATTTGTGATCTTTACTTTTAGAGACAGCATATATTTCTTTGATTTTTTCTTTAATAGCTAACTTTTGAACTTCTGTTTTAATTTTCTTAAGTTCTGCTTTAAAGTAATCTAAAGAAGGTATTGTTTTATATGCATCATAGTAACTTATAATCTTACTAACTACCCACTTATCGTGTTCATTGTCAAAATGAGTGGGAGAAATTATTTCTATAGATTGTCTTAAAAAGTCAGGGTCTGTAATTAAATTAGAAATTGCTTTATTTTGGAACGATGCTCCATATTCTGTTAATTTACCTTCACTCATTTTCTAATTGTTTTAGTAACGTGTTTAATCTTAGAAAACTATTATTTAACCATTGTTCTGGTCTTCCTAAAGCTTCTCCTAAAAAATCATTATTATATAACCGTATGAAAGAATTTTTGTCTAACAAATTAGAATTGCAATCTAAACCTTCTATTATCTTCATTTTAGCGTGACCTGAAATATTAGTTATTTGTAAATCCATTAACTTATAATTCAGATGAAGATTATCTTTATTGTTGATTATCCTTTCAAACATTTCTCCCTCTTGTGTGGAGGCATATTCTATTATGTCGGTTATACTTAATGGCGACTTTATAATTTCCGGTAGAAGTTTTGGGATTTTTTTAGGGCCTAGTCCTCTTACTCCAGTTATATTGTCTGATTGATCTCCTAACAGCGATTTATAAATTAAGAAATTAAAACTAGGTATGTTATATTCTTTTAAAACTGTGTCAGGAGTAAAGAATCTCTTTTTAGAAGGAGACCAAACTGTAGTGTTTTCGTCTACTAATTGAAGAAAATCTTGATCACCAGAAGCAATGCATATTTTATCTCCTTTAAAAGTAGTTGTTACAAGATATGAAATAATATCATCAGCTTCTATATTATCTACTACAATTGTTGTTAAAGGTAAATTCTCCAAGTATTCACTTAAACGAGATAATTGTGTAGCCATTGAGTATTGTTCATCTTCAATAGACTGAAATTGATCCCATCTTGTTAATCTCTTTCCTGGTTTTCTATTTCCTTTATATCCAGGATGGAGTTTTCTTCTTCTTTTTGAGCCACCTTTTCCATCAAAAGTGACTATAATCCTTGTCGGATTGACTTCACGTATAAGCAAAGCCAACGATTTTAAAAAACCAACCATTCCCCCCACAGGAACCCCTTTATCATTCACAGCCCCATTCGCTGAGAAGGCCCTAATATATAAATTAAGGCCATCAATTAAGAGTATTTTATCGTTCGGATGTGGAGGGGTGTCGTTGTTGATGTTATTTAAAATATCTAAAACGCTATTCCCCATTTACTTCTTCTTTTTCTATTGCATCCACGTCCCTTGAAAATCCTTCAACTTCATGTTGATATTTCATGATATATTTGTCACATATGTCTTCATACATAAGTTGTTTTATATCAGGTCGTGTGTTAACTAATTCATGAAACCCATTGGCTCCTTGAAATTTTTCTTCTATTATTTCTCCAGTTTCAATATCTATATTTCCGTAAGTATACCATCCAGCTCCTCCGCCTTTTAATACTTTATACTTCTTCAACATAGCGAACAAACCACTGTTGTCATCTATACCAGAATCGTAGTAAATCTCATATCGAATTTTACGTTCTGGTGGACCACATCTGTTCTTTTTTATCATAACTTCTGTTTCTCTCCCTACTATCTGCTCAACACCATTAACATCTTCTTTAATTTTACTAACATTTTTAGCTAATAATCTTACTGAAGAATGGAATTGAAGTGCTTTACCTCCTGAAGTTGTATATTTTTCAGCAAACGCCATTGCTCCTACTTTATCTCTAAGTTGATTGGTAACTACTAATAAAACTTTTTGTTTATAAATTAAGTTAGTTATCTTTCTTAAAGCTTTACTGTTTATGATAGATTTTTCAGTTGTAAAACCATCTCTAGTAAAGTCAGTTTCTAATTCAGCTGCTGTAGTTGCTGCTGATTGTGAATCTACAATTATAGATAAAATCTTGTTTGGATTTTTTTCCCTAAATTTAACTACAGCGTTTTCAACTGTGGCCCAAACATCTTCTAAAGTGTCAATAGGAATGTATATCATTTTGTCAGTATCCACCCCTATTGCATTTAAAAATCTAGTATCCAAGGAGGCTTCGGTGTCAATGTAGACACCTACCCCTCCTTGTTCTTGGGTTGATTTTATAATATGAGCACATAAAAGGGACTTTCCTGATTGTTCCATTCCCATCACTTCAACTATTTTCCCTACTGGTAAACCACCATTAGGTCTGTTGGAAATTGCTAAATCTAGCATAGAACTACCTGTGGAAACCCAACCCATGATACTACTTGGATCATCATTACCTGTGCCATTTAGAAAATAGGCCATTTGTTTTTTACCTTTCCCTACTTTAGTATTTATACTATCTGCTAATACTTGAGATAGATCTTCAGTTAGGGAAGGTGTACTGGTTTCTTTTTTCTTCTTAGCCATAATTAATCTTCAAATAAATCGTCTAATTCTTTGTTTAAATTTTTCTTTTTAGTATCAGTGTAATTGGTTCCTGCTGCTACAGCTTCCTCTTCTCCTCCACCTTCAAGTTTTGGTTTAACCCATTCCATTAAAGCTGTTTTCATGTCATCATACTCTACTTTAGTGTAAAGTTTCTTTACATTTGGTTGATTTTCTAACCAATCTTCAGCTTGTTTAGCATCTGCACTTAATGGAGTTGTTCTAGGTTTAAGTTTAATCGTAGTTGTTGGGTAAGCTTTTCCACTTTGTTCGGCTGGAATTTGCTCAAGTTTAATATCAAAACCATTCTTAACATCTGTAATATCCCCATAATCCTCATCATCCATATATTGAAGCAATTCAGTGTATGCTTGAGGACCAAATTCCCAAAATCTAACTCCTTTGTCTTCTTCACCTCTAACAATTACTGGAGCAAATACTCTCATTTTAGGGTTAAGTTTTTTAGCGAGTTTTTTGTTGTCTTCTTCGTTGGTCTTTCTTAACTCAGATGCAAATTCCATTATTGGATCTGCTTCATCATAGTTAACTAAGGAAATCATTCTTGGTTTTCCTATACCAAAGTAGAAATACAACTCTGTGAATGGTAATGTGTCATCACTGTGTTTATACTTTAATAACCTAATTTCATGTTTCTTACCTGGTGTAAGTTTCCAAAAATTATCTGTCCATTTTTTCCCATTTGAATTTGGGTTGTTTGAGCCCTTCGTCTGGAGGCGAGCAAGCCTCTTCTTAATTTCGTCTGTGTTCATATTAAATTATTTTTGTTGTAATGTAAGAAAGAAAATTCAGGCAACCAAACTAAACTTTAATTATTTTAAAAAGCTTTGTTCTTACTGCCTTAAATTCATTGTTTTGATGTAGTAGTAAACTACTTCTGTAGTCATTCCACTCAATGGGGTATGTTTTGTCTAATACACCATTATTTAGGTTTTTGATTAGTTCATTCAAAGCGTTTATTGTGTATAAAGTATTTGTTTGTTTTTTTCTGTGTACTAAAATGGTATTGGGTAGCCTAGTCTTCCCACCTCCATTTATAATATTATATGTACACATTACTTTAGTACTATCCAAATCTGTTAGAACAAAGACTTTCCCCATGAAAACCTCATAATCGGTTTCAATTTTTTCCAAAACACTATCTAGATTGTCTGGGTAAGTAAAGGTGAGATGAATTTTGTTATTCATAACCTTTTAAGGAGTGGTTTAATCGTATCATTACTGCGATACGTATTCAACAGGGAAACTAGTTTAAATCTATTTCTATCAATTCCCCAAATGAATTACCTTGTTTGGCTTTTGTTCTAAATTTATTATTTCTGATTATTAAATCTAATTCATTTTTAATACTTTTCCCATCCCTTTCATCTACATCAAATATAAAAGCATCGTACATATACATTATGAGTTTAGTATTTTTATTTTCTAAAAACTCATTTAGTTTGTACATTATTTCCATATTTCTTTCTGTTTCACTCATCTGTATGAAATAATTAAATAACTTTTGTGGGCCTATTTCATTGTAATTGTCTTTGTAGAATCTACGTTTAGAAATAGGTAGTGAAATATATCCTTCTTCATTAAATCTGTAGTATAGGCTTACTATAAAATCTATTGTTTTATCAAAGAAGGGTAGGTGAGCAAATTCTTCAAACACCCCACCATACAGCTGTTTAAAAGTCAGTTCTTTCGACTTCGCGTATTGCTCTTTAGATAGTTCTTCCGTTTTAAAATACATTTTACCTAGCTGTTCATGCACAGAAGTTTCGGCATCGAATTCAAACCCTACAATGTCTCCTATTATTCTTGGATGGTAGCCATCGTAGTCGATTTCTAATATGTAGTCATTTTGAGGTACAATACA